GATAATCTGTCTTGCATCTCCCCAGCCAATACCGAAATCAACATATGCTGTGTACATGTCGATAAGTGGATTGTCGAGCTGGCTCTGAAGTACTGTTGGTTTTGTGTTGTAGATGCACATAAATACTTCCTTCATCAGTCTGCGGTCACATACTGCCCACTGCTTTGCGCTGAATCCATCGTTTCCACCACCGATTACGATGTAGCTCATTCCGCTGATTGGGTTTACATGATCTGTCTGATCAGGATAAAGCTTTGAATTCTCGCCACAGATCTGTTTTGCCTTTGCTTCAAGCTCAGGTGATACAAGAAGTGTATCGAACTCGCATGCGAATGGAAGTCCATCAGGTGTCACGAATCTGTTAGCCTGGCTCTGTGCCTCTGTGATTGCTGATACAGAAAGTGCGCTTGTGATAAGGTTTGAGTATGTTCCAGCATCTGGATCTGCTACGAATGTACGGCCATTTGATCCCTTTGATGCAACTGGATGATCTGTTGCTGCCCATGCCTTGCCATCGCCACCTACCTTAGCTGCATTGAAAGCTCCACCGAAGCATCTAAGTGCCTGAAGATATACTGTCATTGCTGCTGAATCACCAAGTCTTGTACCTACTCTACGGCACTCGCCTGATTTGTCGATCTTAGCCTGTTTGTAACCAATCTGAATTGACTTTGAGAACTCTACTGGTGTTACGATTGTCTTGAATCCTCTGTTCATCTGTCCCTGGTTAATGTTTGATCCATCGTATGGTGTTAATTCGCCATATCCGCCAGCGCCCTCGATCTCATAATCGATTGATGATGGCATCTTCTCTCCCATAAGTGGAGAAAGCTTGTTCATACGATCAGCATATCTGAAATCAAATGCCTTTCCTACGAACTTATAGTTATCTGTTTTCCATGCATTTACTGCCATTGTTTTGTACCTCCCTTAATTAGAAGTGAGAAGCTGCTTTAACCAGGATCTCGCTTGTATCTTCGTTTCTGCCTACTACTTTAAGTACTGTTGCGCTTACACCAGTGCAAATAATCTTCTGAATGTTTGAATCAAGAGCAAACTTTGCAAGGCCAACTGCTGGGTAAAGCTCATACTTATCACCGCTGTTAGCTGTGCCGCCTGATGCTACTGTGAATGTTGATACTGTGCCTGATGATGCATATGAGTAATCTGTGATTCTCTTTACTGCACCGATCTTGTCTGTGTTTGTTGATCCTGATGCCTTCTCAACAAGCTTTACATAACCGCCGTTGAAGTCATCGTTTGCATATGCTCCAAGATCATCTGTTGTGATTGTTGTTGCTGATCCGCCTGTAGCCTCGAATGTTGGTACTGGGCATGCAAATACTGCATCAGGTGCATCGATTACAAGAATCTTTGTGCCGTTTGAACGTGGATCAAGTGCATCTGCTGCGCCTGAATGATTCTCTGCTGCTACACCAAGAATTGCACTTGTTTCTGAAGCTGTTGCTAATACTACAAGGCCTTCTGTAAGCTTTACTACCTGGCCCTTTTTGATCTCTGTTGATGTTGCGATGTCATATTCTCTGATAGAAACATTAGCGCCGCCATCAAACTTCTGAACTAATTTCATAGTGTTCTATCTCCTTATCTTTCTAAAAATTCTTTTGGTGTCATGGCCATATCCGGATTTTCTCTGTTCCACCTATCAAGCTCGCTCTTTTGAGAAGCCGTTAGTGTTGGTCCTCCGGAATTGCCGCTGCCAGTGGATCTGTTATTCCTTGTGTCTGCCTTAGCTTTGGCATTTGCTATCTTTTCGGCATCACTGACTATTTCGATATAGTTTTCATAAAGATCGCCAAGTGGCTCTTTACCATATCTAGATCCACAAAACTTTCTAAACTTTTGGTTATTGTCTAGCTTTTCAACATCAACATCAGGGAATCTTTCGATAAAATCGATTAAATCGTTTGCGAAAAACTCTTTCTTCTTTTCCTGTGCCAAAAGTTTAGCCGCTGCCTCGGATTCTTCCTGTCTTTTCTTCTTGATGTATTCAGCATCCTCTGCCTCCTGGTTTAGCTGCTCAATACTCTTTCCGGTTTTCTGCGACTGCTCAATTAGCTCTGCCTCTCTTACCTTCTTGCCGTATTCCTCCAGCTCTTCTACTGACTGGAATGGCTTATTGGTATATGGGTTTATTGCTCCTGAATTAGCAATTCTTGCATCTGATTCTGCTTTGGCCTTTTGGATCATCTCCTCAGCTTTGGCCTTTGCTTCTCTTTCTGCTTTTAGTCTTGCTGCCCTTGCCGCATGATTGTCCTCACGTGTCTGCTTTTGTACTTCAGATTCTTCCGGTATCTCTGTTTCCTCTGCTTCTTCGCTTTCTTGCTGATCTACGATTTCAGCCTGGCTATCGTCCTCTAACGTTTCTTCCACCATTTCAAACTCGTTAGTATAGCTTTCCTGTGGATCTACGACTTCCACTTGTTCGCCGCTATTTGTCGAATTGTATTCTTCTGACATTCAAATCCTTTCCGGCTTTCGCCTTTAAATTATATTGTGAACGGCTCCGGAGCCATGATATCTGTGGCTCCAATACCGGTATCACCTTGTACTACCTGATTATTTGGTGTGCTTGCAAGTTGCTGAACTGCTGCAAGTAATTCAGGATTTTCTCCAAGCGCATCTATTACTTCCTGTGGTACGTTGTTTTCAAACTTCGCTTTCCATTCCTCGATGATGTCTTGCTTTTGAGGAATATCCAGGTAATCAAGCTCTGCTGCTAATAACTTATAGTTATCTGCTGTTATTGTTACCGCTGCCAGCTTATCTAAGATCTGAATAGTGCTTGCTGGATTCTTTGCTATGCCATCACCGGTTGTTACTGTTACATCTACACGTGGGTAATAACTCTTTTCAGGAATAATTACCTCTCCAGTTTCAAGATCATCTACTATCTCGCCTTCTGTTACCATGTAGTTTGCTGAGTTGTAACGTAAAAGCTCCGGCTCATCGCCCTTTTTGCTTGCTCCGATAAACAAAAGCCTATCATCTGTGTAAAACTCAAGGCATAGCCAGTCTATAAGCTCATATAGTCTGCAAAAGCCTTTGTTTCTGTCGGCCTTCTTTAACTCGCCCTGTACCTGGGCATCTGCTCTTAGCTGTAAAAGTCCTGAAGCTGTTGTTACCTTGCTTGTTTCCTGACCATTGTTTGTATCGTAATTTCGATTTGCTCGCTGTATCTGATCAAGCAGCCAATTTACCATGCTCATTGATTGGATTCCGTTGTTTAAGCCTCCCAGCCTTGCTACGGAATTCATCTTGCCTTGTTTAACCTCTATCTTGCTTCCAGGCATGTTGGTTACTTCCTGACCTGATACAAGCGCATTTTCCTCGACTAAGATTACATCGTTTGCCATAAGTGCATCGTTGAGGATTCCAATGGTTAATTCTCTATCGGCGCTATCTACTAATCCGATGATAGGATCTAATTCGGATCTGTTCCAGAATCCTGTTTCATCGTGTATGCACCAGTAATGAACGAATGGGAATAACTTATTCTGCTTTCCGGTCTTTTCCCAGTACTTTGGAATGTATTTAAGCTCTATGCCACCGGCCTGAATAGTACAGGCTATATCTCCTGATTCATAGGATCCATCTTCTGCATCGAATGGCTGCTTATACCAGTGCTCTAGTACCTGGATTAGATCGTTTTTAGATCTTGTGCATGTTGTGTATGGCTTTAGTAAGTTATCGTTTGCTCTGTACTGATTGTTTAAAACATCATCAAGTGTGAGGCCTTGCTCTTCTAAAGCTGCATGATACATTCTCCAAAACTTAAACTTGTGCATCGTATATACGTAATCGATGTACTCGCCGTCCTGAAGATTCATTGCTGTTGGATCAGGGTATATATCCTCTACTGCCGGATCTTTGATTCTGATATCTCCAAAGTTTGGTCCGCATGGCATTGTTTCATCCCAGTATGCTTTCCAAAAGGCATCGCCATACTTACGTAATCTTCGCTCGTTTCCTGTATTCTTATCTGATAGTCTGTTGTTTTCGATTACGAACTTAACAGCCTTCTGTCTTTCCTTTGCCTTTTCTGAATCCATATCATCATCTCTGCCATGAAACTCAGGCTCAGGAACATCAGGTGATATCTGACTTTCAACCATAATGAACGGATCAGGTACCGCTGCCGGAATGAATGGTATATCTGCACTATCAAGCGCATCTGCCATTTCTTTAGCTACATCGTGTGCGCCGTTATAATAGTCATTGAACTTTATCCATTCCTGTTCTTTAGCTGTTCTTTCTAGCTTTGCCTGGTCAAATAACCACTGCGCTGTTAGAATACGATTCTCTCTTGTTGTGTAATCGTAGGTCCTTGTTTCCTTAAAGTTTTCAGGGGCCTTTACCTTGTTGGTTTTGAAAATATCAAAAATATCCATTTTATCTCCTGTGCTTGTGATGTGGATCTATTCGGTCGATAAGCTTTATCTTTGCTTCTTCCTTTACTTCTACAGCATCATAATTTTGCTGTGGCCTTATATAATGCGCTATGGCCGCTGCCATTACTAAATCATCGTGCATATCCGGAGCCGCCTCCGGCCTCATGTCTTTATTTCGTATGAATGTAAGACACTCTCTTAGTAAATCATCATCCTCTATCATTTCAGGATTCTGACTTAGTACTGTATATAGATTGGCCAGTATTAGCGGCCTTGTTTTTAAATCTGTTCGCCATCCGAGCTTGTAGGTTTCAAGTGTGTTTCTTGAATCGTCTGACTTCTGCCTTATGTAAAGCCTACTTGTACCCCACTCTTCAAGCTTCTTTTCCGGATATGTACTGTAGTTAATCTCTATTCCGGTTAAGGCCTCGTTATAATCTGCCTGTAAGCAATACACTTGCTGTGTGTAATAGAGCTCGCTACCGCCGTCATACCATATCTTTGCTACCTGGTTTCCGGTCCTATTATCAAGTACGTGTGCTGTGAATCTATCTGATCCGTCACCGGCTGTATCACCGCCTAAAACGTATGGTGCTAACTCCTCCGGCTTTTCATAGATGTATACTTCGCCATCGTTACTTGGTATAAACTCAAAGTTAATTGGTTTGCCGTCAGGTCCTTCCTCAAATATGTATCTTCCCCTTATCGGCTGCTTCTTTTCTTCGTTTAGCCTTAATATGACTACTTTGTTGTCAAAGAATGGATTACCACTCATCAGGAAAGCTTCTTCAGGGCATGAAGGGTACTCTTGCTTGAACTTCTCTTCATCTCCGGCCATTGTGTTTGCTATGCACCATCTGCGCCAGCATAATTGCTCGTCTGATAAGTTGTATGTATTCTTTAAGCTCTCTTCCTCGCTTGTTCTTTCAAACCCTGGTGGCACTGGCCTTACATAGCCAGGCTCTTCATACCAGGGAAAGAAGAGTGCCATAAATCCGTTTTTACCGGCTACTGCATCATCCCAAAACTCCTTGAATGAGTTATAACCATTTGGTGTGGTTTCAAGTATTATGCTTGTGTTCTTATCATCAGGAACTGCACTAAATAGAGCAGTGAATGTTTCTCGCATGTTGCCCCAAAAGGCTACCTCTGATGCATGAACGTTTGTAAGTGTGCTTGATCGTCCTACTCCGCTGCCTGTTGCCGGCACACACTTAATCGAGCTCTTTAATCCTGGATTCTTCTGCTTTTCCAGTGAATCTTTTGTTGGATTCTCAAATAACAGCTCTTTGGCATTGCTCGCCTTCTTCATTGGCTTGATGAAATCAGGCAATTCATCGTAGAATAGCTTATTCATCTTGAATAGGTTGCTTGTTGCCTCTACATCGTGCGCTACTATGAGTGTTCTGATGTTTGAGTGTGTTGCTGCATTTTGAAAGTAAAGGCCTTCAATCATTGTTGAAAAGCCAAGCTGTCTAGCCTTTAGTATTACGATCCTTACCGGTCGGCCTTCCTGTCTTTCTTTCGAAATGATGTTGTAAAGCTCCTTTTGTGCCGGTTTAAACTTGAAATCTATGATTCTTCCGGACTTATCTCTGATCCGCAAGTAATTCTCCATGTAGTATTCCGGATTCCTGATCTTCTCTAGCGCTTTGCGATATTTGATCATTCATCCTCCATTTCAAGCTCTCTTAGGTTGTTTTCATAGCTATCTATTGATACCTCAGCCTTTACCGGAGCATCATATCCCAGTAATTTGGTTAGTCCTTCAAGTGCTTTGGTTGCGCCTCTTGAATCAAACTTCCAGGTGCCTGATTCTTCCCAGCTTCGTAAATCGCTGTTGTATTCCATAACCGGCTCTTTTTCCATGCATCTTGAATAGATCTCAAACAGCTTTAGAGCGATAGATTCCTTGCTCAGATCCTTATCGCTCAAATTCTCTTTAATCAGCGCTCGTCTATAGGCTGATACTTTTTCATTTCTAAGAAGCCTACTTGCCTGGACCGCTGCCGAGCTATTGTTTTTTCCGGCTTTATAGCCAGCTCTGATTGCTGCCTGAGTACCATTCATGTCTTTTAGGTACTCTTTGGCAAATAGCTTTTCTTTGTCTTTTAAGTATTGTCCTATCTCAGCGCTTGACATTTCATCAGCTTTAGAGATATCAAAACCTTTACCCATTAAACCTCCGCTTATACTACTGGTTGTATCAAGTGTAACAAAGCTTACCTTTCAGTTATCACACACTTTAAAAGTGCGAAAACATCGATATTACAACGTTTATCGCACTTTATGCCTCTTCTAAATGGTCGAAATCACTCTTGTAATTCCAGCTCTCATAGAATTTCTTTCGCTTTTGATATATTAAACTCTCTGATACGTGATGAGCTATACAGATCTGTGTAATGCTCTTGTGAGTACACATCACCTCTTTCAGCGCTGCTGAATAATCGCCACCACACCTAATGCATAGTCGCTCTATTTTTTCCTGTATCCATCCAGGCTGGCTGCCATATGTAAGACAAGTGTACCTGATAAGGCCTTGCACCTCTTCCGGCAGCTTAACTCCACGTAGCTTTTTAAATCCCATTCATTATACGCGCGCCCACGTACTCGCGCCCATGCGAAGCCTTAACATTCTTTAACATTCTAAGAATATAGCTCTGATAAGGATATCCAATGATATCAATTCCGTTATCTATGCTGTCTTTAACTAAATACCAGCCTTTTTCTGATAGTGATTTTGGTACTACTGGATCATCTTTCCATATATCTGCTTTGATAATCTCTACTACCTCTTCAGGTTTATCTAGGTTTTTAGAACAGGAATACCGCTGCCTCATATAGCTATCGTTATCTCTGAATGTTTCCTTAGTTTCTTTAATCAGATATTCTGCCAGTCCATCATACTCATAATCTGCGTATAAAGCAGTGAATCTTGCTCCGCCGTATATCCATGCACTTGCTATGAACTTTGAAAGTCCTGGGCAATCATTAATAACAACATGGTGATGAATAGCCTTCGCCTTCCACTCTGTTGTGATTATGTATTTACATTCAATTCCTTGTTTTTTATAA